AGAAAGCAAGACCTTTACTGTATATATAAACAGGTGCTAGGCTCGCTCCGCTTTGTGCACGAAGCGAGAGCCTTGGCTGGACTTGCAGGGGTAATCTGCGGGAACGGTGACCAGCCGTGATGTTGACGCATCTCGACTGGTCGCTCTTTTTCACTTTGATGCTGGGAGTCTTTCGGCTCAGGACAAAACCTTCAAAGCGCGCTCGTAGAGCATTTGCCGATCTGCCTGGCCATTGGTGCCGCCATTGATGCGTTTGGTGATCGTCAGGAGGTCGCCTTTATCCGCCAAGGTATTGAGCCCCGCACGGTGCCAGAACCAACCAGCCGACATGGCTGCATGCTCTGGGCGCTCCAAGAGTTCGGGGTGCTTGAGCAGATCCAGCCCCAACGCCTCTGCACACGCAGCGTAGTTGTCTCGCCCGGTGACCTGAATCAACCCCCTGCCCCGATACAACTGACCATCGTCATCGTCCTCTGGGGTGTTACCCAAGCGCTCAGCCAGCCGCCCGGTATCGTACTTATCAAGGTATTGATCGCTGCCAAGCTCACGCACGTAGCGGAGCTGGCCGGACTCATGGCCCACCTGCGCAAGGAAGGCAGCGATACGCAGCTTCGTAACGATGGCGTATTTGCTCATCGCAACATTTAGGACAGGAACAAAAACGCCAGCTCGGGAGCTGGCGTTGGGGAGGATCTGCAGCAACTGCTGCGTGGTAATCGACATGCGTGGTTCTCCTGATGAATAAATGTTGAGCTGGCCGGTTAAAGCTGTACGACCTTGACCGGTTTTTTCTCTTTCTTTTTCTTGCCCTTCGCCTTGGCTTTGCCGGACTTCCCGCCGTTGCATTCAATGGCCGTGGTCCAGCCAGACTGGGTGAAGACCTGTTCAACCGAGTCAACCAGGTACTCGCCATCGAGGCCGACTTTGAAGTCCAGTGCATTGATCATTCGCTCGGCGAACAGATCGGTGCGCCCCGCCATTTCCAGCCGAACACCTGCGGTACTGCGATTGAATGCCGCGAGGCGCGCCTTGGCTGCCTGCTCAGCAGCGGACTTATTGGGATGGATATGGCGGTCGGTATGAATGGGCGGGAGGCCGTTAGGGGATTGATCGTTGCTCAGCTCAACCACCTGCAGCTTTCCAGTCTTCTTGTCGAGATGCTTGGCCTGTACGGCTTTCTGCGTGGTTTTGTCGCTGAGACGAAACTGCCAGCGTGCTACGTCATGACGACGGACTGTTATGACCCCCAGAGCTTTCCCGCTCGCGCTTAATCCGTCTTGCCGAGGCAGCACCAGCAGCTTGCCGTCTGCAACCTTCGCGGTGCAGTCATACTTCTTGGCCACCCGGGTGATGAAGTTGTAATCCGACTCGTCGAGTTGATCAACGCGAGGCACTTTGGTCGTGACGGTACACACCGGCTTCCAGCCATTACGTGCAGCAACATCGCTGACAATCTGCTGCAGGGGGACATTCTCCCAATTGCCGGAACGCGTGGTCCGACCGCTGCCGCGCATATCGCTGGCCTTGCCGCGTATGACCAAGGTATCGGGCGGACCAGATGCCTCAATGTCATCAACGGTATATAGACCCAAGCGGGTCAGTCGGTGCCCTTCGTAGCCGAGGTATATCTCGATGTCTGCACCACGCGCAGGCAGTGAAACGGCCCTATCCCTATCGTCGATGCGCAGCTCAAACTCATCTGACTCCATGCCTGGCTTGTCACTTGTGCGCAGCAGCAACAGACGGTCATTGACCAACGCTGTAATGTCGTTGCTGTCCGCAACAATTCGGAATACCGGTTTCATGAGACCTTCTTATAGCCATGACAAGGCATGGCGGATTAACTAGAATCCGCCGACGAACACCACTAAGGGATTGAAAGTTGAAAAGGACTATCGGAATGATCTTGCTCGTGCTGGCCGCAGGCTCAGTGCAAGCTGAAAAGAAACTTGAAGTCATTGACCTCGCCCCGGAAAACGTCAGTGCAGAAGACAAAGCTGCAGGTCAGCGCTATCAGGCGGCGCAAGACGCAGCTGCGAAGATCACGCCAGCTGAAGCCATGGACTTCATCGCACGTCTTAACAGCACGGTCGAGGACGGCCATGCGTTAGCCAAATCGGGAACCATGAACGGAACCCAGAGCCGCAACCAAGCCATCGCCCTGAACAAGCTGCAAGATGAAGGGGCGAAGTTTGGAACGCTCTTTGCGCCACTCGCCAAATGCAACAACGCAGCGATTGATGCAGCCACGTCCTGGCAGGGGCTTATTGGGAATAACGAAAAACTGTTCGCCGATTCTCACCAGTCTTACTTACAAGCCTCTTTGGAATGCATAAAGGCGGCGAGCTAACCCCACAGCTGTATCACTTCCTCGGTCTGGGTGAGCAGATCCGGCAGCACGATCTGCACACCAGCTCGATACGGTTGGGGCTCATCGGCCAAGCCCTGATTGGCATCCAGCACCGCCTCAACGCTACCGTTCAGGTGCCCATAAAACTGGTGGCAGATAGTGTCCAGCAGATCTCCGTCAGACGTTCTGCAGATCGTCGCCATAGCTTACAAACTCCAGTGAAAAGCCCTGTTTGCGGGGAATACCTCCGGCGAGCAGGTTGCTCTGTTCTTCATCCACACTGAGCAGGCACCAGTTGCCCAGCACCTCGCCGTAACCGGTTGTCAGGCTCAGCGGCTGCAAGTTGCGGCCCATGCTGCGCAACGTGTCCAGTTGCTTGAGGCCGCCCTTGAAACCGGGAAAAATGGCCCCCTTCAAACTCAGCTTATCGTCGCCCAAACCAACTGCCTGTTGCGCAATGCTACGAGTCAAACGTTCTTGCCCGGCCCAGCGGAACGCGGTCTGCCTACGAAGCTCATCGAAGGCAGCCGTGTCCAGGTTGAAGTAGTAAGGCTGCGCCTCAGGCTTGAGCGGCTGGACGATCAGTAAATGCGGGAACGGCTTCACGGCCTCGGGTGCCGGTGTCATCTGCGCTGCGAAGCTGCCCGTCGGTACGATGTTGCCCAGCGCTGGACTGACATTCCCGGCCACCCTGTTGATGGCGGCACCGGCTTTGGACGCTTGCTCTTTCAAGGTCCCCAGACGCTCTTGCACCTGCGCCGCCGTACTGGTCGCCTGCCCGTAAATCGCAGCTACCTGTCCAACCTTTGACTGCGCGGCACTGATGCCCCGCATTGTGCGTTGCAGCTTTTCCCCGAGGGCCGGGCCAAGGAACGGTATGTTCTCCAGCTCCGACGCGGCCCCTGTCATATCGCCTACGGCCCCAGTCAAGGGGCCAAGCATGTCGTCCAGACTACGGCGTCCCACCTCTCCCGCTGCAATCAGGTATTTCAACGATGACTGCAGCTGCTCTGCGTAAGCCATGATTTTTCCTCACCCTACGTGCGGGGCATCAAACAATTGGCGGGCAGATGCTTGCCGACTGAACTCTTCAAACTGACGCTGCAGAAACGGTGCTATGTCCCGCGCCAGTTGTGCTGGGTCCTTTACATCGCCTTGTACGTTGACGGGCATATGCGGCGCGAAGGTGAATTGCTGGTCAACCTTGGCGGGTTCAGGCTTGTTCTGCTCAGCAGCCTTGACGACAGCAGGCAACGCCAGCGGAGCAGGTGCTACCGCCGCCATTGCTTTGACCACATCGCCAGGTGCGGCAGAAGGTTTGGTATCCCCAGTCTTGCCAGCGATGGCCTCGGTTTTTTCATCTGAGCCAAACAGCGCTTTGCCCAGAAAGCCACCGATGTCCTGTCCACCCATGCCGCCGAGAAAGGCACCGACCGCGCCACCAATGGCCGTACCGATCACCGGCACGATAGAGCCAATCGCGGCACCCGCCGCACCGCCTGCCAGTGCACCGGCCAAGCCACCCGCAGCGCCGCCGTAGCCTTCGGCTTTCTCGTCCTGGGTCTCGGCGTTTTGGTAGGTGTCCAGAGCAAGCATGCCCGCATCCAGAAACTTCGCGCCGGGAACCACCTTGGCAACACTGCCCAGCTTTCCTGCGGCACCCGCCAACCGCGCCAGTCGGCCTGCTGGTACAGGAGGAGCTGGCGGCATCGGAGGGCGCGGAGGTCCTGCGCGTCGACCACCGGCACCGCCAGCAGCGCCACGCCGACGGCTGCGTCGTGAGCGACGTTGATCACCTGGTGCATCCGAACCGCCACCGAACGCATTGGCGTTGACCACAAAGACCTTCTGCGGCTCAGAGCTACTGCCGCCCTTCGCGCCATCAGAGTCGTTGCCACCCTCACCAAACAGATCGAGGATCTTCAGGCCGGTGTCGACCGGATCAAAACCGGTCTTGCCGCTTTCCTCTGCGTCGTCATCAGCATCGTCAGCGCCGCCCTTGGCGTCAGCATCAGCTTTGTCCTTACCCTTACCTTTTGCCTTGTCGTTGTCTTTGAACGCTTTGAGACCTGTTTCCAGCAATCCTTTGACTGCACCCACCTTCCCTTCAGGCTTATCGTCTTTGTCACCGGAGTTGGTGACGTAGACTTTCTGCACCTTGTTCGGATCACCAGTCAGGGATCCACGCCCCAGGTTGAGCAAGCCCTTGCCGATTTTGAACACACCGGCAGCCGACTTCAGCGCCAGCAGCCCGGTACCTATCGACGCGATGGCCAGCACCACCGGCTTGGATGTGTCAGAAAGCGCAGTAAACTCTTTAGCCGTTGCAGTAATGCCCTTCGCAACCGCGTCAGTGACCGGACGTATCGCATCACCAATGCTGCGCATCGAGTCGTTGACTGCCTGAAACGTCTCGGCCCAGATCTGCGACGATGCACCACGGCGCTCGGCCAGGTTTTTGTCGAGGATCCCCGAAGCGTTCTGTGAGTCTTTTTTCAGTTGCTCATACAACGCGCGATTTTGCGTGTAAGCGGTTAGTGCGGCCTTGACCTGCATGTCAGCAAACAGATCGCCGGTGCGTAGCGCCTGCTCCAGCGAGTCCAACATCTCCTTGGCTTTCGCCGGATCAGCCTCTTTACTGATCTTGGCCGTTGCCTCCTTCATTTTTTTGGCTTTTTCAGGGTCTGTCTTTTCGATGTAGCGCTGGGCCAGCGCAAAGCTCGACTCAAGAGTCGACATGCCCTTTTGGATACCGGTGTTCAGCGACCCCTGATAATCGATACCGACGTCCTTGTACGACTTCACCACGTCGGTGGAGCCGATCTTCTCCATCCAGTTCTTCAGGTTATTGGCGGCCTCGTCCGAGCCACCGGCCGTTTTCATCTGGACCTGCAGCATTGCACCGAGCTGGCTCACCGAGTCCATGCCAGTGACACCCAGCTTGCCCATGCCCGCCAGTAATTGCGGGAACCAACGCGCCATGTCACTGGCCTCAAAGCTGCCAGCCTGGCCCTGCATGGCAATTGCCTCGAGGGCTTTTTCCATGACCTTGGGGTCGGTGATCTTGGCGTTCTGCTGCAGTGCCTGAATCATGTTGGCCGTATCGTTGCCGCTGGCCCCCTGCCCGACTGCAAACTTCGCTGCCACCGGCGCGTAGGACAGTGCCTTGTCCAGGCTCATGCCTGCGCCAACCAGCTTGTTGACCAGGTCGGCCACGTCATTGCGTGCCATGCCGGTGTCTTGCGAGGTCTTGATAACCGAGGTGGTCAGCTCTGCTTCCTGCGGCTGATTGGCGACGCCGGCCTTGATGGCGATGTCCCGGATGATTGCCTGATAGTCGGCACTGATCTTGGTCGGTACGGCCATTGCGCCGACACCAGCGACGGCGGTACCGATACCCGACTTGAGCCCGGCTTTACCCTGCTCGATCTGTTGATGCCCCTTGACCTTGAGGTCCATGCTTCTGGCCACACGGTCAAGGGACTGATATTCCTGCCTGAGCTTACCGACCTGAACACCCTGTTTACGCAGCGTGTCGATGTTGTTCTCAAGCTTGCGCAGCAAACCAGAGGCCGATGCAGCACCACTGTCGTGCGCTTTCTTCCACTCATCACGCAGGCGCATGGTTTCGCCAATCGTGTTTCTCAGCACCTTGGCCTGATTACCGCGCTGCTCCAGCTTCTTGATGCGACTTTCAACGGTGTTGAACGCCGCACCCACAGTCGGGCTGACAGCGCCGCCAATCACCAGGCCCAATGCCAGATTGTTCGCCATCACTCACCTCTGATGTTGGGATGGGCTCAGTCCGTGAGCCACCAGATCATGTCCGAGAAAGACATGGACATGATTTCCGCCGACGAAAAACCCAGCTCTTTTGCGAGCCGCTTCGCCGCGAGCCTCTGCAATGCGGGGTCAAAGCTCGTCGTCGCGCACCAGGCGAAAATAACCGGCCTGCAGGCGGCTGTAGTCCTTAAGGGACAGCCCTTCAAGATCGCGGACGCCCATCTCGGCCAGGGATGCGAACAGGTTCAGCTCGCGCTGTTCATCATCGCCGTTGGCAGCAGCCTGCGCGGTGCGAACATCGCGCACGGTAGGGGCGCGCATGATGATGGTGTCGACCTGAACGCTGTTGACCTCGGCAGGCTTGGTCAGCTTCACCGACACGCTCTCGGCCGTCAGGGTCATCCACTTTGGATTGGTATTTACTTGAGACACAGGATTTATCCTTCTATCAGAGGCCAAGGGCTGAACGTTCTGCAGCGAGCTGGTCGACACCGTTGATCACACGCTTCATGCCCAGTGCATCAATCTCGTAGACCACACGACCGTCCACTTCCAACTTGTAGTAAGTGAGCGCGACAGCGTGTTTGATCTCGGACTTGTCACCGGGCTTCCAGTCCCCCATGTCGACCTCTTTGAGCCGACCACGCAATGTGACCACGACCGGGGTGACCTTGCCTTTCAGGCCCTTGAACGCTCCACGGAATACGCCGTTGAACGCAGTGCCATCTGCCAGGCCGAAAAACTTCAAGGACTCACGGCGCACGCCCGTGGTGGTGAAGTTGGCCTCCTGCTTTTCCATGCCCATGTCCAGCTCGACCGGCAAGTCCATGCCACCGGGGCGGTGCTCTTCAGTCTTGAGTGTCAGCTTGGGCAGGGTCAGGCTCGACACATCGCCTTGGAAGCTGACACCGTCGACGAACAGGTTCAGGTTGCTCAGTGTTTCTGGAATCATTGCCATCGTTGCAGCTCCTTAAGCGGCAGAGTCGAGCACTTCGGTCAGCCATTGGTTGGTGACTTCAACGCGGAAGTTGGGGTTTTCGGCAGGTGGCACGTCGGTGAAACGGATGTTCCAGTACACCTTGCCCTGCTCCAGCTGGGTGGACGTGTTCAACTCGGTGTCCGCGAATACTTCAAAGTTGATGATCGCGCCCTGATTTTTCAGATCACGCATGAACGCCTGCAGGCCCTCGGTTACGTCCTTGACGTAGGTGGCAGTGATCGAGCGGTCCACCGCCCATTTGTGCCCGTAGAGGATCGCGTCCATGACAATGTCCATGGTGCGCACGCGGGTCACGAACGCCCATTTGGAATCGCTGCTGAGCGTGCGGTTGCCCCACAACCGATAGCCGTCATCGCGGATGATGGTGGCGATATTGGCGTTGTTGAGCAGGTTGGCCCGGCAGGTTTCGTCACCGTCCAAAAACTCGATGGGCCGCTTGGTACCCGTGATGCCTGCAAACTCTTTGTTCGACGGCGAGGCCCAGAAGCCGTACTCCGCGTCGGTCCAGGCGAACAGACCTGCCACCCAGGCAGAGCCAGGTGCATCGACTGTCCCATTGGCGGTGGTATCCCAGTACTGGACACCGGGGTCGACCATGAAAGAGCGCTTGCCACCGAAGTTCTTGGCGTACGCCATGACCGCTTCGTCGGTGGTGTTGGGGCCATCAATGATCGGCAGCGCCCGCAACTTGTCTGCCAGTGCAGTCAACGCTTTACCGACCGCCAGAATCGAGCTGTGCTTGGGGGCAATCAGCAATCGCGGCTGGGCATTGAAGCGGCTCTTACCGTCGAGCAGTGCCTGGAGTCCGGTACGGGTTCCATCTGCTTTCACACCGCCGATAATGGCGGAGGTCTGCAGGGCCGCGTCGTCCAGCTTGGCGACGCCGCACGCAACGATCACAGCCTTGGCTTTGACGTAGATCGCCTGACAGGCTTTGGTGATTGCCGAGTCAGGACCAAACGCTGCAATAGCCTCGCGCTCGGAAGTGATCAGCACCAGGTCATTGACCTTGGCGCTGTACGCAGGCGCTTCTGTGAACGTATCCACCAAGCCAATGATTGAGGACGTGGGGAGCGAAATGGTGCGTGCGCCGGTATCGACGTTCGTCACAGTCACGCCGTGGAAGAAACTCATAGGACAATCTCCAGAAACGAAAAACCCCGCATGGCGGGGTTGGGTGGTGCTGCGTTATGCGTAACGGGCGAGCGCTTAGACGAGCGCCGACACCCAGTCAGGAGGCTGGGGGCGACTCTCTGCGCTTGGGAATGCAGGTAACTGCGGCCAGTCGCGAAGATCCAGCCGCCAGGCTTGAAGTGTTGAGTACTGATCATCATTCAGCGTGGTCGCGCGCTTAGCTTCCTTTTCGTCGCGGTGACGCACGATTAGTGGGTCGGTGGTTGCAAGCCACTGGTCGCGCCAGTAGCGAGCGCCCTGTCTCAGTTGTTCGTCACTGGCCGGGGGCGGATCTTCGAGGATCGGGAAGCCAGCCGCTCCCGTGACAATGAGCTGGCCCTCGCCCTGTCCGCCCAGCAACATCGAATAGTCCTGCTCTGACACTTCCACAGCGTCGTCAGGCATATCGTTACCCAGGATGTCAGGGCGACAAAAAGCACCCAGCGAAGCACTCCAGTAGTTGTTCATTTATTCACCTATGGCCCAAACACGAATAATGCGCGCACCCGTATCCTCACTGAAGGCAAAGCCGTTGACGGACCCGAGGCCAAGTCCCTCCGTGGTAATTTGAAACTTGTTGACCCCGGCACCGTTCCCCTGGATCGCGAACGCCTGATGACATGCGTTTAGAAAACTGGTTGGGAGAACCGCAGTCCAGGCCATTGAAGCCCCTGCTACGGGAGTGAATGAAATCTGCGTCCATTGAAATATTTTTCCGCTCAACAATCGGGTCCATCCCGATTGTGCTCCGGACTTCATCTGCGCTTTGATACGGCCAGCCTCAACCTTATCGATTCGAAAAACCAAATCGGAACCGGAGTTCTGCCCTCCACCCTCTGCAAACATTCCACTGTCACCGTCCTCGGCGAACGTATACCCCGCCACTGATGAGTTATCCTCTGTATTGGGAGGGCCTTTGGGCACCCTCACACCACGGAAGAACTGTGCTGCGCCACCTGCGGAATGCTGGAAGATGACTTCGCCGTTGGCTGCCAACTGCAAGGTGCCGTCCGTGGGACTGAACAGGCCGGTATCGTCATCAAACACAAAACCACTGTCGTTTGTATTGCCCGCATTGGCCGCGCCTACCTTAGCCTTCAACTTGCCCTTGAGTTGTCCTCCGGACAAGCTGAGCTTTTGCGAAAGCCCAGCCGCCAGCGCGGCCTGCACAAATTCGGTGTTGGCGGCCAACTTGTTGTTGGCAACTACCGCAGGCGTGGGCACCGTAGGTGTGCCCAACAGAGCCGGGGACAGCAACGGGGCAAAGCCCGCCGTAATGTTCTGGAAAACCAACGGGGTTGTTCCGACACGAATCTGTCCTCCTGTAAGCAGTTGCCAGATTGTATCGGCCAGCAAAGTCCCCTCTTCCACAGAAACAATAAGCGCGGCAGTGACTTCAGGATCACTGTCTGCATCTTGCGAGCGCAGCCAGTTGCCGCTGGCAACTACCGTGTACAGGCCATTCTCTTTTCCAGCGGTCTGCGACTTGACCAGGACGCGATCACCGTCGACAAGCTCAATGCCGTCCACGGTTTGCAGACCGGACAATTTGATGTCTGTCGAGGTCGCAACCCGTACCGACTGCTTGTGATCGAGCCTGTTGAGTTTGTCGGCTACTTTACCGTCAACGTAAGCACGTGTTGCCAGCACCACAGAAGGATCAATTTTCAGCTCAACGTTGCTGGTATTGCTGACCAGCAGGTTGATACGAACTATCTGGGTACGACCGGACCCTTGAGTCAACGCCGGTTTGTATGATGGCGCACAGTTTGCGACCGCGACCATGTCACCATCGGAGTCGTACAAGGCGATTTCACGAATCCAGAACCCGCCCACTTCAGCAGGGATGACCTGCTCGGCGATGATGATTGCGTTATTGGCAGGGTCAACCTTGAGCTGATTGAGCGGCGCTCGACGTCGCTCGTTAATCAGTTTTTTCTGCGAGGCATCCGGAACAGGATCAGCCCCGTTTGCATCCCCGACGCCCATTTGTGCAATTTTCCATGCGATGCCCAACGCATCGGCGTTCGCCTGTTTGGCAGCACCGATGTTGGTCAAGATGGCAAAGAATTGCGAAGTCTGATCGATCATGCGAAGACATCCAGAGTATCGATAGTGGTTTCACGTCCACCCAGTCCTACAAAACCCGTGACATCGATGTCACGCTGCACAGGAGGGTAAACATCGATTTCATCGCCTTCGGAAACCGACAAGGCCATGTAAAACCTGCCGGTCGTTTCCAGGCTTATAGCCAGCTCCCGCATGTGCCGACTGACCGGCTTGGCGTCGTCAATCAGGGCGGTCAGCTCTTGATACATCTCTTCGGTAATACCGGTATCCAGCACGCCGACTTTCAACGCAAAGGTCCCCGGTGTGCCCTGCGGCACGGTCTCCCACCACTCCAGCACGTCAATCAGATAACCCAAGGGCTCGACCACACGGCGGATTGCTCCAATGGTGCCCTTGCGTGCATGGATGAAAAACGAAGCGGCAATAGCTGCACGCTTCACCGGCTCGGACCATTCATCATCCCAACGGTCGACGGACCAAGCCCAGGCAAGGTGGTACAGCAGGTGTGCAGGACAGGTCTGCGGGTTGTACAACGTGCGCAATGGAGTCTGGGTGACTTCATCCGTAGCCGCTTCAATGGCGCGCTCCAGCGGGGTGCTGTTGAGGGGGAGCAAGCTGGTCATCTCAACTCCCCCGCGTCACAGTGAATGCTTCGCACCAGGCTGCCTGCGCCTTCGTCGGACGGATATCGATCCAGCCCTGCAGATCAATCCGGCTGACACCGCTAATGTGCAGTTGGGCATCAACGCCGGACCGGGCGACCTCAAGGCCAAGCCGTCTTCTGGGATTGATCCAAGACTGCAGACGGCTTTTGCATTCGGCCAGAGTCGCCTCGGTTTCAGGACCGCTGCCGACCATGTGAACAACGGCATCGATCCGATAATGTAAGATCTCGGCGCTCTGCACTGTCAGGCGGTCACCCAGCGGGCGTACATCTTCGTCACTGAGATTGAGCCGAACGGTCTCCAGCAGATCCGCACTTGCCACACCGCTGCCTTCCAGTGCGAGCACCGTGACGACCACCACCGCTGGAGAAGGACTCTCGGCTGTAGCATCGGCCACCAGCGCCGAGGCGTTGCGCGCATGCAGGATATAGCTGTTTCGTGGCCCCGCCGTGGTGAGCCCTTCATAGGCCAGCTGGACACGCTCCTGTAGGGCGTCATCTTCTTCCATGACCGCAGCGGTAGGCGGCACGGCGTTCGGATCTGCTGCCTGAATCTCCAGACGCCTGAGATTGACGTTGGCTGCCAACTGATCGAGATCCGCTTTTCGGGCATAGGCCAGCAGCAGAGCCTTGGCCGCATCGTTGACACGGGCGCGGTTCTGAAGCCGTCGATAAGCGCCCAGTTCAAGCAGTTTTGTCACCGGGTCACTTTCCAGCAAGGCGCTCCAGTTATCACCCATGTACTCACGAAATGCGCTCAGTTCTCCCTGATAAACCTCTTCAAAGTCCAGATCTTCGAGCACCTGCGGCGCGGGCAGCGCCGACAATTCGATCAGGCTCATGCCGTTACCTCCAATACTGCGTTGTCACCGAGGTAGGTGCCTGTCAATTGCAAGGTGACCTGTCCGTTCAGAACGGCAATCACCCTCACCCGCTCAAGGCGCAGGCGCGGCTCCCAGCGTGAAAGCGATCTTGCGACCTCGGCCTGCACTGCGCTCTTCCAACCATCGTTGACGGGCAGGTCCACGAATCGCCTGATCTTGCTGCCGTACTCTGGCAGCATGCGGCGGCTGCCAATCGGTGTCGTGAGGATGTCTTCGATGGACTGCCGCAGATGCGCCAGGCCGGAGACGGGCTGACCGGTTCGGCGATCCATTCCGATCATGACTTACTCCAACGACTCAAGGTCGGGATGCGTGCTCAGACACTGCACCGCGACCGCGTCATCTGCCAGCGCGGTGACAATGCCTCTGGCGACCGCCAGCGTGCGGTCATCCGGCAGGATAAGCGTGCGGGAGGTGTACAGCGTGTCACGGTAGGTCCGAACCGCCACCGGGGGCACGGGAGGTGAAACGGCATCAGCTACGGATGCAGTCGCAGGTGTGACCTGATTTGCTTGTACGGCCGGCTCATCACCAGAAGCCTTGTCGCCTTTCACTGTCGCCATCGAATAATCTCCAGACATTAAAAAGCCCGCAGTGCGGGCCGGGTCAGTGCTTGTGGTTCGGGGTGTTGCCACCCGTGTCGATAATCTGCCCGCCGCCATGGATATCACCGACTACGGCGAGCGTTCCGCTGATCGTGACGTTGCCATCCAGCGTGATCGTGGCTGCCTTGGCAGTGATCGTTCCGGAGGTCGCACTGATAGAGTCGTCGGTCACAACGGCCGAGCTGGCTCCGACTGTGACAGTCACAGTTCCAGAGGGCAGATCAATTGTGTAGGTGTTGGCCTGCCAGTCGTAGATCAGGGAACCGCCATCGTCGAAGCGCCAGACTTCCACGTGATCGCGGTTATCAGGCTGGCTACCGGCATTGCCGTAAAGCCCAGGAATGAACGTGCCTTGGGACACGTCACCGCTTGCGCTGATCAAGGTGCCCTGCTCGTTCATTGACGGTGCCCGCCAATGGCGCGCCTTGCCAGCTGCAATGCTGTGCCAGCGAACCCAGGCACTCACCCAGTTTCCGTCTGAAACACGACAGGCGGGAGGTGATGCGGCAAGGTCCAACGCTACGACATAGCAGTCCTTGACGACTCCAGCGAGCATGCGGTCGTGCTCTGCAAGGGCAAAACTCATAACAGCTCCTCGGGCGAATGATTATCTCCAGCTCGGTCGAAGGCAAAAACCAACGTTCCGGGTGGCTCATTTGGCCACGGCCATTCCTCTTCGCCGAGGTAGATGCCTTGAGTCCACTCAACGACCCAGACCGCGTAGCCATCCAACTCGGGACGCGACCAGTCCTGAGCGGCTCTCACGAACTCAGCGGGCTCGACCTCAAGCCCCCAGGTTTGCAGCCTCAGCAGGACAGCAAGCTGCGATGCTGCAAAGGCTGCCTGCTGCTGACATTGCTCACGCTCGGAGCCCACGATTACCCGTGCTTCGAACCGGGCAATCAGGGCTGTTTCTCCGGTGCCCTGATCTATGCCTGGCTCAAACTCACCCAGTTCGATCAGCAAGGCCGGAACGGCGATCTGCTCAAGCATATCCGGCATGGTGCCGACGTACTCAAGCCCGACTATCGCGGCCCTGATGTGTCGCTCAATGGCTTCGTACAGCGAATCCAGACTGAAAGCTTCGTCAGGCACGGGCAGTTCCTTTCAGATACTTCTGCAGCTCGTAATTGAATTCCTGCTTGAGGATCTCCAGCAGGCGCTCATCAGCACGTTTCACCCAGCTATCGAAGTGTGGCCTCGCCTCTTCAAGCGATACCTTGGCTTTGGCCAGCGGGAAGCGGCTGCCGTTTTCTTCGATAAAACCGGAGCGACGTTTGCCTTGCCTTGTCTCGGCATACGCGCCTGAGTCAAAGTGCTTGCTCGCGGTACGGATCCAGATATCAGGACTGCCGCCGTAAACCGTTTTGAAGAACGCGCCCTGATAACGGCGACCGGCAACGGATACGCCGGTACGGCTCTGCCGCGCACGGCCGATACGACTGGCAGAAATGGCATCCAGACCAAACCAAAGCTTGCCGCGCATCGTGCCACCGCTGACCGGGTAGGCCCGAAGGCGTTGCCGTACGGCCGTGACAGCGATGCGCTCTTGCCGCCCAACTGCCCTGGCAATGTGCGTGCGCAACCAGCGCAGCGTCTTGTTGATGGCTCGACGCTGGGCCGCGACCGCCGCTTTGGGAACCGCGGCAGCAAAGTCCTTGAACGCTTCCAGGTCAGCCGCCGAAGGCTGCAGGGTGATCATACCGTCCTTGGCCGACTGCTTGTAGAAGCTGCCAACACTCATGGATTAATCCTCAAGACCAGCGTGATCAGTCCATCGCCACCGGGCTCCATACGAACCAATGTGTACAGCCCACCGCCGTCTGGCTTGGGCAGATCCACCCGCACCTGCTGTCTCTCATGAACGCCGTCAGAATCTGCGACACGAATGACCAGGTGCGGCTCGCGCAGACCGGTATTGATGCGGCCCAGCTTTGGTTGCAGCCAGGGTGCAGAGAACATGCCTGACACTTCGCGCCCCTCAATAAATGCCGTGTCGCTCAGCACATCGAACACGGCGTCATCCAGGGTTTCGATCAAGTCACGGAATGCCATGACTACAACGTCAGGCGGATCTGCGCCCGAGGTCGAGTGCAAAGGTGCAGCGGGTTGGACTGTGCTTCACCGGCTACGCCCTTACCAAACGGCAGTGTTTCCAGCTTGCTGTAGTACGGTATGCCCTGCGTGTTGACGGTCTCCATGTAATCGGCCGGCGCGAAGGCTGAGATGTACAGGTCCGGCACACCCTCAGGCACGAGCAACGCCTCGTCGTCATTCACAAAGGCGATACCGGCGACCTTGCCACGGTAGCGCTCCCACACGATGCCACCGAACTCGAAACTTTCGCGGGCATCACCGCGTAGCTCCGACGCCTGCGCCGAGTTGAGGTAGGTCTCTTTGACCGACTTGTGAACGATCAGCTTGTTCCAGAAGTTCTTGCCGCAGAACGCGCGCGAGCCGGTGCTGGTTACGCTGCCGAGTGCGTCCTCTTGCATGTCCAATGCTTCGCCTGCTTTGACACGCAGTTCCGTGCCAGCGTCGTTCAGGCCCATGGACAGGCTCTGACGCTGGACACCAAAGGCCGCGTAGATATCCAGCAGCACGGTTTTTCCGTCCGCATCCAGCACCTGGCCATTGAGCGCGCCCATGCGCTGGAACTCGTGGGTAGCGTCAAGCTGACGGCGGGCACGGGCCAGCCGGGTGTTGATTACATCCTGCACGGCCTGCAGCTCAGTGCGTGAACCGAATGCGCGAATGCCTTGAATCTCATCCGCCCGGATCGTGAAGCGCTCAGGCAGGTGGACGGTGTTGAACGGAATCATGCGGCGCTTGGTGCTGGTGACGACAAGACCAGAGCTACCACGCTCACCGGACGGGACCAGCGCCAGGGTGTCGCCGTCCTTTTCGATCTGCACGGTCAGAGTCGTGATGCCCGCTTCCTGAAACAGACCGAGGCCGCTGATGCGACCCGGCAGGTAAGGTTGCTCGTTGATGGCGGCGGTAAGCGTGGCGACGCTGAATGCTTCGTCGTCGAAAATGGCGATATCGGCCATGGGGGTATTCTCCAGAAAAACGAAACCCCGCAAATGGCGGGGTCGGATAAACGAAAATGAATCGGGGTTTGTGGCCGATAGATCGATCAGCGAAGGATGATGAACTGCTTGGCCAGCGCCTTCTCAGCGTCCAGATCCAGACCGGTCAGCAGCGTTTCAGCGACCTCGGCCAGGCGCACCACGGCGCGACCACGACGAACGATGTCCGACTCAGGAAGCGGTGCAAAAAGAATCGCTGTGGCGATCTCGCTGCCGTCTTCAGCGGCCGGGTCGTAAGGGGCGAACTCACCCGATGCGGTCACCAAGCCCAGCAGTTGGCCCGCATTCAGGGCCTCACTGGCGGCCACGTTGATCGACTCTCGCGAGATGTTTCCGGGACCTTCGGAGAGAAGGAATTCACCGGCATGGATAGGCTCCATTTTGATGGTCATGGACGTGCTCCTGTTGAGGTCGGTTTCTTACCACCCTGCGCCGCCCTTCGGGCCGCATAGATGTCGTGGTGATCGGGTTGTTTGGCCTGGACCTTGGCCGGTGGGTCGTCCTCCAGCGGCAGGCTGTTATCGATTTCAAAGCCCTTGCCGCTGCTGACCAGCTTTTCAAACAGACGCGCCTGCACAGCCTGCTTGTCCAGACCTGCGCTAACGAATTCGGCGGTCAGCTCCGGCAAGCGAGCCGCAACACACAGGTCGCGCACGCCCTTAGCCTGGGTGATCGCCGCCTGCACCGTTGCTTGATCGGCAAGCTTGGTGGACGCAATCAAAGGCTCGATCAGGTTATTGATGCCCGCCGCGCCGCAGGCTTTCGTAATCATCAGCGCCAAGGCGGATGCATCAGCCGGTTCAGGATCAGTTGGCGGGTCAGTAGGTTCGGGCTCGGGCTCGGGCTCAACAGCGTTGAGCTGATCCAGCAAGGCCTTTGGCGTCTGGCGGAACCGCTGTATGGCAGCACCCTGCCCAAGACATGCTTTGACCTCTACCCCCGCCCCGATCTCGTCAGCCAGGCCAAGCGCCAACGCTTCCGGCGCAGTGAGCCAGGTTTCAGCGTTGACCATGCGTCGCAGCTCGACCTCGTCGATGTCCGGCGACTTGGCCTTGTAAGCCGCGATGATGGCTTCCAGCGTCTGGTCCAGCACATCGGCGACCTTGCGCAGGTCCTCGGCATCGCCCGCCGTGTAGGTCCACGGGTTGTGAATCATGAGCATGGCGTTGGACGCCATGACCATGCGGTGTGCGCCACACGCGGCAACACTCCCGGCACTGGCAGCCAACGCATCGATACGCGCCGTGCAGCGCTCACCCAGCCGGTTCAGCGCATTGTGAATCGCCAGTCCGTCGAACAGATCGCCACCGATGGTGTTGAACGCCGCAACGATGGGCGACACGCCATCATCAATGGCCTTCAAGTCCTGAATGAACTGGTTGGCCGTGATGCCCCAACCGCCGATCTCACCGTAGATGTAGATCTCGATGGTGGTCTGCTCGGCCTGGGTTTCGGCCTTGATGCGGTACCAGTTCTGGTCCTCGACCGCCAGGGCTACCGGGACCTTGTTGAAAATGCGAAACGGCAACAGCGGTTTCATGGGTTCTCCTTCTCGTCGGGATCCTCATCGAACGCCGACAAGGTGCTGTAATTGAGGCCCAGACCACGGGCACGAGCCGCATCGGCGGCGTTTTCTTCGTCCACGATTTCGGCATCAGTGCCAGTGCGCAGGCACATCTCACTGCGCGAGGCGAGCCCCGCGTTGATTTCCATCGTTCTCGATTGCACGTCCTGCACCGGATGAATGTAGGACCAGCCTTGCGGTACCCAGCGCGTGCGCAGGTATTCGCGACGGCGTGCGGCGTAGTCGTCCAGTTGCAACGCCCCAGACAACACCGCCATGTCCATCCATGCCGCCCGGACGGGACGGCACAGTTGGTGGACATACACGCTGTACTGCAGCTGCTCCAGACGCCGACGAAACTCGTTAAGCACCACCCGGATGGTGCGGTCGTTGACGCCGCGCATGTCGCCGGTCATCAACTCATAGGGCAGCCCCGCACCCGCAGCTGCCGCCATCAGTTGCTGCCGCATGAAGTCGGGGTAGTTGTTGCCGCCATCGGGCGGTGTCGAGAACTCGACCTCCTCCCCCGGCAGCAACTCCTGCATCGTGCCTGGCTCCAGCGCGACCATCGGCGTGAAGCCATCGGCTCCGACCTTGATGGGCGCGCCCGTCAACGGGTCGAGCATGGGCGGACCGTCAACAGCGGGCTTACGGATGAAGCCCGCGAACAGGTTGGCCACCTCTTGGCGGAACAGGACAGCGTCGTCGTAGTTGTCCAGACTGCGCAGGCGCTTGAGCACCGGTGCCAGCCTGGGCACGCCACGAAGCTGGCCGGGCTCCACGGGCTCAAAGATGTGCAGCATCTGGCTGGCCGGAATACGCACCAGCATGTTGTAACCGGCGTTGATCGAGGTCATGTCACTCGGGTGTGAGCGATAACACCAGTAGGCCACCCGCTTGCCGAATCCGTTGAATTCGATCCCGGCGCGGATGATGTTGCCAGTGCTGGTCACCTCAAACTTGTCATGCGGAACGAACTCCGGTGCCAGGCATTGCAACTGCAAGGGTACCGCCAGACCGTCGTCCATCCGCCTGGGTCGTAACCGGACGAAGCATTCGCCCGACTGCTCGACCGTCCGGGCGATCAAGGCTTGCTGGCCGTAGAAGTCGGTCAACTGATCGGCATCGGATTCGTCTACCCAGTCCTCCCACGTCTCCTGAAAGATACGGCGCAATTCCTTGTCCGCGATCCTGGGCTGCGGGGTGATGCCGGTGCCGATCAGGTTGCTGACCCTGCGATCAATGGCATTGGCCGCATAAGGGTCGTTGCGCACCGCTGCTCTGGAGCGGGAGCGCAGGTTGCGCAGCGCAGGCATGATCAGGCTGTTTACGCCTGTATCAGGTGCGTCCCACGTGGCAGATCGGCGACCGTCGGCAGCGCCTTCATAGCTGGCTTTGATGCGTTCCGGCACCAGAAAGCCTGAACGTGACAGCGTAGGGTAACGAGTGCTCACAGTCCTTTGCCCCCGTGGTATAGGCGGACAACCCGCGAGCGTGGACCGGCAGCATTGGTCAGGCTGGTGCGGATCAGATCGCGAGCCTGGATCAGCTCATCAACCGAGCGGTATTCGACCGTCCGATCTGCGTAACGCACGATCTTTTCGCCACGCCCTATCGCTGCCTCGACGGCATCAAGATGCTTCTGGGTGTAAGCCATATCAACGTCTCTTCAGATAGCCGCTGGTGGAAGCGCGGCGTTGCGGGGGTTGCGCGGGTTGTGGTGCTGGACGTGCTATCGGCTGAACGACTGCAGCCGTGGGTTGCGCTCGCGGTTCAGGCGTGTGAGCTGGCCGGTCCTCAACGCTCAGACGTTCAGCGACCGGGGCTGTAGACTGACCCGCCTCGTCAAACAAACCGGCTTGGGCCAAGGCATTCTTGAGCCGCCCCCAGTCGTGCTCGCCGTAGCGATGCAGGCCCAAGTAATGAGCCATCGCCAGGCTGTACACCAGCAGATCGAGCGCCTCGTTTCGTTCCGCCTTGCCCTTGACCCACTCAATGCGTTTGAAGCCTTTCACGTACCGGGCGACCTTGCGCTCGGCAACGCACTGCGCAAAGAAGTCGGCAGGCAGATCCTTGGCGAAGTGCAACGCGCCGGGTCCGCTTTCCAGCTGATAGCGGTTGTAGATCCAGTCCTTTGCCGTGTCGGTACCGACCATCCACAACTCAGCACCGTTGCGTTCGGTCTGGCCTTTCCACGTCACGTCCACCAGTGAGGGCCGTTGAGCGATAACCGGCTTGCCGGGCTTGCTCGCGCCTTTGATGGCGAAGACATTGCGCCAGCGTCGAACGCGGCAGAACTGATAGACCTCGTGTGTGTGGTGTCCACCGGAGTCGACACCCGTTGCCAGAATCGCCAGGCTCACGCCACAAGGGTGGCGGTAGCGCTCTTTGAGCTTTTCATCCAGCACCAGCCAAGTGCGATCATCAGCGGGATCGCCCATGATCACCTGGAAATCAATGATCCAACGTTCCATCCCTTCGCCCCAGCCGACCACCATCATTTCCAGCCGGTTGGCCTGAACGTCCACTGAGGCAGTGAGCGATAGGACGCCAGCGGGCATGGAGCCCAGCACGTAGTTTTCCAGCAGCGCTCTTGCTTGCAGAACAGCAGCTTTGGTCTGCTCTTGAGCACTGTCCCAGACTTTGGCGAGACGGGTGTTGTAGAACACCTGCATCGGTTCAAGATCGCCGCGATCCTGAGCCTTTTTGGCTTTCTCGTACTGCTTGGCTAGTGACTGCCAACTCTGCCAGCCCAGCGGGGCATACAGCGCGTTGAGGTGGAAACCCACCGTCTCACCATCACCCTGGGCATGTGAGCGCCATTCGCCTCGGGCGAGCATATCGCCCTTGTGAAACTCCTCGATCAGCACATCGCAGTCCGGACTAGCACACTGGTAATGCACGGTGCTGAAGTCAGGCGAGTACAGCAGGCGTTCCCACTCCAGCGTCTGCATGTGCCCACACGTTGGGCATGGCACATAGTAGTAACGCTGGTCGCTGGTCGAAAACAGGTCATCAATGCGCGACGCGCCCTTGATGGTCGGGGAGCTGGAAAAGTAAAACTTGGCGTTGCGCCCGAAGGTACTGCCCCGCGTCTCGGCCAGCTCTATTGGATCGCCCTCGTCATCGACATCCACGTCCCAGCGATCCACTTCATCGCCGTAGACAAACCGCGCTGACAGTTCAGCAAGGTTGGCCGCAGAACCGGCTGTTGTGGCGAACAACGCGCCACCTTCAAACTCTTTGGTGTCCATGGTGTTACGGGCGTCCCGCGAGCGCGGTGAAGCCACACGTTCACGCAGGACCGGAGTCGCATTGATAGTCTTGCTGATCCGCGCAGAGACACGCTTTGCCAGGCTCAGGCTGGGCAGCAACGTCAAGATGTTCGACGGGGACATGTGAATCAGCGCGCCGATCCAGTTCAGCGCAATCTGGGTTTTCATCAGCTGCGACGCCACCATTGTGACGACCCGTTTGCAGGGGTGAGCCGGTGACAGGCAGCGCATGGGCTCGCGGGCATAGGGTGTGCGGGCCGTTCGGTATTGGCCAGGCTCTGCGGCACCGGTATCACGCGGGATACGCATGTACTCATCGGCCCATTCATCGACCCAGAGTTCCGGGTCGGGCTCAAGCCCACGGCAATACGCTTCGCGGTACACCTCGGCACCGTCTGCGTATCCAGTGGGCATAGGTCTATTTCTCGGTCATGGCGTGTTCAAGGTCAGCGGTTGTCATGCGGGCAGCATCCTCAAAGACCCGGCGAAACGCGCCCGTCAGGTGCTTTTCGATTTGCCAAGGGTCGGTCATGGCAGCCAGCTCGGGAGCCAGTTGGGGGGAAAGGCCGAACATCAAGTCCCGCACGGTTCGGCCAGCGGTGAAGGCAGCTTTTGTTACCGCTTCGCGCGCAACGAGGTTGCCTTGGACTTTGTGAAACTCAGCCTCGGCCAACTGCCCAAGGTAATACTCGCGATGCGCTCTGGACTTCTGGAAGTCCGGGCCTTTGTTTGGGGGCTGCGCCGCAGGTGTTTCGGCGCTCGGCGATAGCTCGCTGTAGACCCCGCGATCAATTCGCCCCTCTTCATGGCGAGCCGCGACAGCAGCCTTGCTTGGATCGGCAGAGTCGGCGAGCAGCGCTTCGGTTGCTTCCAGATCCACCTTCCCGTCCGGCGTCAGGACCAAGCGGTCCTGCTTTGCCAGTTTGGAAACGTAAGATTTGGCCCAGCCGCGCCGTGCTGCGAAATCCGACTTACTGATCAATGTCATGCTGAAATGTCCTGTTCACCCAATGAATACGGGGTGTTCACCTGTTCACCGCAGTTCACTAAGCTGGTGAACTGTCCGCTAACCGAGTTGCGCGAGTCCGCAGCCCCGTATACCCCGAATACCCCCAGGGTCCCCCTTCTCTCGGGGCGCACCAAAACAGGTCATTCGACCCGAAACGCCGAGATCGCGAGCCAGGGCGCGGGTTGCCGTGGGTAGGTCCACGACCTACTTGCTTTGGCTGCGCAGGATCTGCGCGTCGACCTGATCGGCGCAGGTGTCGAGTAGCTTGATGGCCTGATCCTTCAGTTCCCAGACGTCGCCGTTCGAACGAAGGTCAGCCTCATCGGCGTTGATGCGTTCGCAAGGAATCAACTCAGGGGGTTCGATTCGAACCGCTGATGTTTTTGTGACCACCACCGGCTTTGCCGCGCAGGCCGTCAGGCAAAGGCTGAGAAGCCCAATCACGAACGGGCTTGCTGTTGCGCTTGAGGTCTTCAAATTCTTTCCTCGCCTGTTTGGCTTTGTTTTCGCTGGCCTTGATCCGTTGATTCAAGTCCTTCAGGTAGGCTGCATTACGTTGGGCCTCGGCACGCAACGTGGTGATGGTGGCCTCGCTTTCGAGGTTGGCGTCGAGCGCTTTCTTCTTGGCCGTGGCTTCCACTTCCACTTCGCCGCGCAATGCGACGACCCGGTACTGCTGGATGCCGATGAGCAGTACGCCCACCAGCGCGATGATGATTGCAGCAGCGATAGCCTTCATAGGGAATCCACCTTCCGGCCAATGAAACGGGCCACCAATTCGCGAATGGCCGTAACGCCAAGAAAGCCAATCGTTCCACCTGCCGCTACCGATAAGCTGGGCGGCCAGGTCATCCACTCAATCAGGCTGGACGCGACCAGACTCAACGAACCGCAGATCAGCGCTTCGAACAGGATCCGGCGCTTACTGGTTTCTTTGGCGTCGTAGAGGATGCGCAGTAGAGAAACGACGATGGCCATGATCATGCCCTGCCACAGTGGATTTGAAATGGCCGCCACGATCCTGGCCCACGTATCTGGTTTGTCGGGCATGGTGCGCATCCGGTTGCCACCCTTCCGGGGGAGCTGAAATTAAAAACCCCGCCGAAGCGGGGTTGGTGACAGCCTTGGGGATGGCTGGGTGAAGCATGCACAGCAGGTGCTCTGACTGTGATTCAGGCGCAAATCGCAGATCGTGCCCACGTTGTACCGGCGTTCGGAAAAACCGAAAAGGGCTGTTTAACGGTTGGGCCAAATGTGGCCGCAATACAACAAAGATACGACCACAATGCGACAACTGACCCGGACGAACGGTCAGAGCGCCCGAGGGATTGAAGACCTTCTCGAGGAACCGCTTGCGACCTTCAGGTGACGGTTGGTTTGGGGGCCGACCGGATAGCCACGGGTCGAGCCGCTGCGCAGTGCGAGAATCAGCAGGACCTGCTGATGCAGGCGATCTACCCAGTTGCGATAAGTCCGATCAGCGCCTTCGGCAATACCCACCGCTTTCATCTGATCGCGAACAGTCGCCATGGCGCAATAGCGCTCCAATGCCAGCCGTGCCAGTGGTGCACGGCCTGACCGCTCAAGCTCTGCCACGGCGGCTCCAATTTCGCTTGCGATGTGGTCAATGCCACACCCAGCACCGCCAAGTATCCGAGAACCCGGCGTACCACGCGGTGGCGCGCCGCCCCATTCGATAATGGCCCCCATCTGGCTGCCCAAGCCGCCGCCCTGGCCGCGCTCTCGCATCTGCTCGCCCCAATGCACCATCAACACTTCGATTTCCTTGATCACTGCCCTTTCCTCTCGAAATCTGAACCCAACACACAAAACGCCCTATCCAACACAAACCCAACACACTTAAAAACCTTCAAAAACAATGAATTAAATAAGAGTGTGCTGAGTGTGTTGGGTTTGTCGGGTTTATAGGTCCTCGCATAGAGAAAAAATACCTGCGCTTTAAATGATGCAAATAACGTCACGTATGCGCGCACGCGACGCCAAACCCAACACACCCAACACACACGTCTGTACCCCGCGAAAAATGGGCGCTTGATCAGTGCTGGGTTGCCAAATCCAACCCAAAACATACCCAACACACCCGACACACTTTGAGGCGTACTCATGCCGCGACCGCCTTCACGTGGTCCCAGCTATCGACGTTCCAACCCGCAAGGCGCGCCTTGGCCCGCCAGGCATCGACGGCAACGCCCAAGTCCGGCGCTCTCATTGATGGGGGCAGGGAAGCCTCAGAATCATCGGGCACAAAGAAAGCGCCGAAGCGCCGATCATTGCGTTCAGTCCAGGGTATTGACCGGGTCTTCTCCACCTCCGAGCTGATGAACAGCGAGAACTTCGTCTGGCTCATCACGTGCTCTTTGTTGCGCTGACACCACTCAAGGAACAAGGCATAGAGGTCCGTTGAAAGACATACGCCCCAGAGCCCACGGCCCAGTTCGCCATACCGCCAAAGGTACAAAAACGTTTGCCATCCGGCCCGACTGAGCGCAACCAGCCGCTCGCGCGACGCAGTGCTGGGCGGGCGGGTGCGTTCATTGAAGTCACCCAGATCCACACGTAGCAACCAGCCGTAGAGCGCGGCGACACCACCGTTCTCCAGCTCGTGCCCGATGGCTTTCTGTCGGGCGACCGGCAAGGTTTCCATCGGCCACATGACCAACATTCGCCGGTCACTGTCGCTGATCGGCCACGGCAGGATCTCGTTGCTGAGGAACACAGCATTCATGTGGTTGGCCTCCTCCCAGCCGTTGATGAACTTCGACTCCATGCGCACGGTTTTGCCGGTGACCAAGTGCTTGATCTTGCCGACTTGGTTGTAACGCTGATCGCGGCTGACCACCTCTTCAAAAACGGCCCACATCTTCCTGCTTTGCCAGGCGTTGAAGTTGCTCTCCAACTGGGTCTGGCCAACTGTCGCGGCGTACTGTCCGTAGAGCGCGCCGAAGGTATCCGCGAACAACAGACTTTTGCCCGAGCCTTCCATGGTGGAGTGCATCAGCACCGCCGTGTCCATCTTGGCCCCGAGGTGTTGCAACGGATATGCAAGCCACCGAGTCAGCCACAGTGCAGCAGCCTCATCATGGTTGCAGAGGAATGAAATCAACCAGCGCAGGTTGGCGCACGCCGGATCGTCATTGACCGGCTCCAACGGCAGGCCGTCAAAAGTGTTGATGTAAATGCTGGGATCTTTGGTCATGGTCGGGTCGAAGACAATGTGTTCGACATCCACGACCCGTCGCTCGCTGCTGTTCAACCAGAGCGCATAGGTATCGCCCAAGGCCATCTTGACGGCCCCCTCGGCGATCCGGCGTTTCTTTTCTCGATCCCAAACGTCTTTGGTGCCGTCAATGTAGACGTAACGTTCCGTGGGCCGCATGCCGAGAGCACCGCCCTTCTTGCCCGCCATTTTTCGGGCCTGTTCAATGTCCTTCACCTGATCGTCGGCGATCAGCTTCTTGTCCGTGGCATCGAGCCAAAGCTTGGCAATGGGCTTGCCAACACGCGCTTCAAAGGCTGACTTTTTCATCGCCCTAGATTTATCGAAGTCCCAGACCTGCGTGGTGCCTTCTACCAAGGCAAAACGCCGCAGCACTTGCTCAATGGTTAGCTCCTCCCCCGCCCCCCCGTCAGGTGCAGGAGCCGCCGCGCTTGGCACGTCCAGTGCTGCTGCATCTGGCTTGTCGCTACCCTCAGTTGGGGCCGGGGGAAGATCGCTTGCGCTGGGTCGGGTCGTTTGCATACCGAGCATCCGTGCCGCGTCCTTCACCGCCTTGGACTGATCACCGCCATGCTCCAGTAGACAGAACACTTCGAACGCATCGTTTTGGTGACCATTGGCCAACGGATCAGCAGCATGGTGCGAATACACCTTGCCTTCATCCACGGTGATCCCTGGCAGCCCGGTACTACTCTGCGGATAAAGCCATTTGCTCCCGCGCTTGGTATAGCCATTGCTGCGCAAGATCTCTTCGACATCGTGGCAGTTGTTGAATTCGTCAATGACAGACGGCCTCTTGCCACCTGCAGGGGCTGGCTTCGGTTTAGGCTTTTGTTTGCCCGTAGCCTTGGCGTCCTTCGGCAGCCATGGGCACGCAGCCTCCGCGCCCCGCTTGAAGACGTCCCAGTTGCTCCAGACATTCAGCAGATCGCTGATCAGAACCGGGAGCCCCGAAACATCAGGCGGCGTGCGCCAGGTGTATGGCTGGCCGGTGCCTGGATGAATGGAAGGGGGCAGGACGTCCTGCACCAATCCTGCACGCAATTCAAACACAGTGAACCGCTTGTACTGCTCGGCATCTGCTCGATACAAGGCCTCTCTGGCCGTATCGCCCGCCTCCCGAGCAGCGTTTGCCTTAAGCATGATCGACTTGTGCTTTGATCCGTCTGGGTCGTTTTCATTGGGCCAAGACAGGGAGTGCCGCGTCAGTTCCAGCCCTTCCGGGACCTGAAAGAGGACCCGAAACCGCAGTGGGTTGCCGACGACAGTGGGAAAAGACAGGGCGAGCGCGTCCAGATCGACACCCAATAGTTCGTACAGGACAAACCGTGTCCACTTGACATCGTCGACGTCCAATGAACACACCCGACTCGGCCCCAGCACTACGCCGAGGTTATGGTTTGGATTTTTCGTCCAGAACGCCTCGGCCTTGGCAGGATCAACGATGTACTTGCCGGGCTGGTTCCATCCCCTTCCCTTCGGGCCTTTTTCACCCGGTTGAATAGGTACTAACGCAAAATTGAATGTCTCACAGTAGCGACGTGCCCAAGCAGAAAGCGGGATCGAACGATCACTCATCTACGCTGCTCCCGCAGCGATTGACAGTGAATACACGTCTCGCAGCCAACAATGGCGGCACGGCGTGGCTCCGGGATCGGATCGTCGCAGTCTTCACAGAACTGTGAGCTGACCAGGCTGGTCGGGATTCGGCGATGCTTAAACAGAGCGACGTCCAGCAGGTATTGAGCCTGCTCCGTTGCGCGGTCGATATCGTCAGCCATTGGCACGATCCTCCATCGCCAGACGAGCGCCGGCCATGATGCCTAGCACTGCGCGAATGATGTCGTTGCCCTGCTTCTCCAGCAGAGCGACTTCGTGCAACTCCCACACGCCGTCGGCAGCACCGTTGTGCATGCCTGAAACGAACTCGCCTGTTTCGGTCAGCAGCTTGCCGACCGACTTGAGCGCATCCTGAGTGGCAGCCACAGGCTCTGGCTGGTACCAAACGGCTGATGCCGGACGCATCAAGGCATCGAGCAAAAGCGGGCTGCCTGTAAGCCGAATGACATCTTCCAGTTCATCTGGATTCAACCAGCGTCGCTCTTCATCGAGCTTCAGCTTTTTCTGGAGGGCGTCGTTTTCCAACACCATGTCGTGAGCAAGGGCAGTGACCCCGCCCTTGTAGTCGCGACCGGCGCGGTAAAGCGCCTGACGCAACGAAAGCACCTGACCAGCGTCAGGCAATAAATCCATGCGACTCATAACCGTAAAATCCCCGTTTACGGTGTAGCCATAGGCAGGGGCACCCCCTATCCTACGACCACGACCGATGTGCTGTGCTTAACGTGCTGTGCGGCACGGTTCATCGTTCTAGCCAACCAGGTGATTCTTGTGGTGAGAGGACCTGGTAAGCGGAGTTGGCAGTGTTTTGCACTGCCGTTGCTGGGTCGGGGGAATCTTGTGGTGAGAGGTCCCCGGCCCTGCGACTTTTATGCAGCTTCGGAGCCGCGTAGGTATGCCCAGTCGATGTCTGGGCGCAGCACCTCGCATACAACCTTACCTTTCGACTCTCGCTCGATGTTCACTGCAAGAGCGGCACTGGCCCGACGATTACAGTACGCAACTTGTCTGAGCTGTCCGGCAGAAGTCCCGCAACGGCGGGCAAACGCTTCAAGGTCAGGTTTATTCAAAGCCTTCAAATATTCGTGCAGGGTCATATGCACCTCCGTTCAGGATTCGCAGATTAGCAATTGCTAATGGATACAGCAATAGCAAACCGTAATTTACTGTCTGCTAACGGAAAGCGATCATTGGGGCATGGATATCTATAAGCAGCGAATCAGCGCTCTGCGCGCCGCGATGGCGGGGCTGAGCCAAAAAGACTTTGCAAACCAACATGGGTTGGACGCATCGTATTTGTCCCAGCTTTTGAATGGTCATCGGAAACTCGGTGAGAAAGCAGCTGCAACCCTCGAAGAGAAGATCAAGCTGCACCCAGGTAGTCTGGTGAATCCAGAGCTATTGAGCGGTTCCGATCCGGATCAACTCATAGTGCCCGCCGTCGCACCCGTTGACAGTCGAACAGTGATGCAGTCGCTCGGATTCATCACTATCCCACACCTCGACGTGGCAGCGTCGATGGGGTCTGGCAATGTTCCGCCCGACTCCCAAATTGAAGTGATCAAGGACATTACAGTCCACCTTGATTGGCTCAAGACCCAAGGTTTAGCCTTCTCTAGGATCGAGAACTTAGCGATCATCACCGGCGATGGCGACAGCATGGACGGGACATTTCGCGACGGCGATTCCCTACTTGTTGATCGCGGGATTACCGAGATCAGAACCGATGCAGTTTATGTCTTCACACTGGACGGCGACCTTTACATCAAACGGCTGCAGCGCATGACTGGCGGGGCCTTGCGGATGATCTCGGACAACCCTTTGTACCCTGCGATAATCATCGAAGGTGCGGACCTTACAAAGGTCCATATTCAAGCCCGAGTCCTCTTGGTGTGGAATGCCAAAAAACTGTAAACCTCATGCCCATCCAAGCCCGCAATTGCGGGTTTTTTTGTGTCCAATCGCAAAGGAGTACAGATGTACTCCTTTCGGTGTTGCGAAAAAAACCTGCGCAAAATACTGTATGCATATACATACAAAGCCAAGGAGGACCCAATGGCTAGCGTAGCGCACAAGCTGATAGCAACTATGTCTCCCGCACAGATTCTAGCGGCTCGACTTCAAACCATTATTCGCTCCCAGTCCGCTCAGGGAGATCGATATGCAGTGATCTACAAAAAACCAGATGAAGATCAACGGCACTGGGACCAGATCATCGCAGCGATCGACGATACGGAAGGCGTTCACGTAAATATTCAATCTGACGGGGCCGCACGCATATCGTGGTACCTGCCCGAAACCCTATGTCGCCCTGAATGCGGCAGACGCAGTAGCAAAAACGATCATTAATTTAGCATCTGCTATTGCATGAATATTTAGCTTTTGCTAATTTGTCTCGTACCCCTCTCACCACAGAGTACGAGCCATGCAAACCACTCAGCGCAACACCCGCTGCCCGGTGTATCTCCACCCGGCAGCGGCCTCAAACCGCGAATCTATCGCCACCATTCAGCGCCAAACCGGCCTGCTGTTGATCGTCCAGCCAAAAAGCAGCTCCGCGAAAGCAGCACCTGCACCGGCAGTCGATGACTTCGGTCCATGGGGAGGTGACGCGGCATGAATAGCTCCCACCAAGACACCATTCTCCAGATCCTGACGACGATCATGATGGTCAACGCCCAAGGAAAGCTTGTAGGCTTTTTCGATTACGCGGGCCATGTGCAACGGATTGATGTGCGCTTCTATGAAATAGGGGCTTTCGATGTTCCTGACAGCATTAAAAAGGCCCTGCACAGGCGGCACGTTTGGCTGAAAAGAGAATTATCTGTACAGGATTCGGCCGATGACGGTGGGGATATGGGTGAACCCAACGTCACCTCACTGATCGGCCTGCTTGAATTCGTCCAAAACCTGCTGCAACCCACCGACCAATTGGAAGGGGAGCAAGCAGCATGAAGCAGATCCTGATCGGCCTCACCGGCCCTGCCCGCTCCGGCAAAACCACCGCCGCCCACCACCTGGCCCACGAGCACGGATTTGAGTGCTACGCATTCGCCGACCCGTTACGCGACGGCATCATGGCCATATTCAATCTCAGTCCTGAAGACCTTGAGGGCGACAAGAAAGAGCAGCCCATTGACTGGCTGGGTCGCTCACCTCGCCAGTTGATGCAACTGCTCGGCACAGAGTGGGGCCGACACATGATCAGCGCGAACCTGTGGATCGACCTCGCCGAACAAAACCTTGATTGCCTCAGTGCGGTTTTCGACGGCGTGCCTGGCTTTGTGGTGAGCGATGTCCGCTTCGAAAACGAGGCCGACTTCATCCGCAAACGCGGTGGGACAGTTATTCATCTTTCCCGTCCTGACGCAGCCGAAGTTAATCCTCACATCAGCGAAGCCGGTGTGTCGGTGCACCCGGACGACTTGGTACTAACCAACGACAGCGGCCTTCAAGAGCTGTATGGCGCACTGGACGAGCTGTATCGCGCCATCCGCTCACGCGGTTTGCTGGCCGTGGCCTGAGGCACTCGTCATGAACAGAACCCTCGATGCTACAGCAACGATTCTTGGCATGAAGCCACGGGCATTTCGAGCGAAGTTGCGCGAAATCGGCGTGCTGACCCAGGCAGGCGAGCTTGCACCCAAGCACCGCGACCATGGCTACCTTTACGAAGATTCACGCAGTCGCTGGAACAAGAACATTCACGCCTACAGCCACTATGCGGTGGTGATGGTCAAGGAGGCAGGTGTTACCTGGCTTTCGGACCAGCTTGGCATCACCTCCACGAAGAAGGACGCCGCAGCATGACACTGAACGCAATTACGCACGCCGTAGGCGCGCTGAAACTGGTTCCGATGCACCTGAACCACCCAACCATCGTGAGCCGCTCGACGCTGATAGGAGCCACGTCAGAGGCACTTAGCATGCTGGACGGTTTGCCGCCTGTTACAGCCGAATTGGCAGAGGTATTCCGGGCTGTGGACGCTGTACTGCTTGAGGGTCAAGTTGCGTATGTGACACCCACACGCTGCCCAGAGCGCCCATATGGCGCAGTGGTAGCGGACGCAGAGGGACGGCTTTGCGCGACTGCAACCGGCAAATCGAAAGAGGGTCTCGCGGAACTGATTCGCTTCCAGTTGGTGCCCCAAAAGGAGGGGCACGGGGAGGATGCTGCGTGAGTGAGACGTTAAGTCAGCTCCGGGAGGAGTTCGCCACGCCCTGCCCCACGCTGGGCACTGTGCGAGAACGGTACTTCTCGCACATATCAAGTGATCGTTACCTGCTTCGCAAGATCAACGCGGGCCGCATCAACCTCAAGGTTACTCGGCTGGGCGGATCGAATAAGGGCCAGCCAGTGGTCTACCTGCACGACCTGGCGATCTATCTCGACGCACAGGCCAAGTTGAAAGCGGCCTGATTCAAAGGTGGTCACTGCCTTCCAGTGACAACTACCAGAGGCACAGGACATGAAACCCACGGACACAGCCGAGTTCATTGGCGAACTCAACGCAGGCGTCTTCGCGAACCAGATCGGCCACGCGCTCTCCGAGGTAGCCGCAGGCGTCGTTGACAACAAAAAGGTCGGCACCGTAACGCTCACGTTTTCGCTCAAGCAGATTGCTGACAGCCACCAGGTCACTGTCAACCACAAGCTGGCCTACAAAGTGCCAACCAAGCGCGGCAGCCGCACCGAGGACACCACCCTCGACACGCCAATGTACGTTGGCGAAGGCGGTCGTTTGACTCTGTTCCCCGAAACACCTGCGGCAGACCAGATGTTTGATCGCAACGCCGCCCCCGTCCCAGCCAGATCGTAATTCAACGCTATTCCATACCTCTCACCACAGCAGGAAATGATTCATGGAAGCCAAAGCAATTCAGTTGATTCAAGACACCGCCGTACTTGCAAACGCCAAGGCGCTGGACACCTTTACACCTTCAATCGCCCTACCCGCGACCGTGAATGTTGTCAGCCTGGAGAAGTTTCAGCAGACCCGCAGCCGGTTTCGAGGCGTGCTTGAAACTTCGTCGTTAAAGGACTTCAGCGAGTACGTGCAGAACCAAGCTGATGGCAACACATCGGGCTTCGTTAATAGCGCCGACATGACGTGCAGCGTCTTCTTTAACCTTGGCAATCAGGACAACCCTGGGCACGGAGATTTTCGCGCCAACCTCACCCTGAAGAAGACTGCCGCATTTTTGGCTCTAGAACGCGCAGCCGGGTCCAAGCACACTCAAAAAGAGCTGAGCGACTTCATTGAGGACTGGGCACCGAACCTGACAGCGCTCACCCCGGACCGCGCCGAAATCGATCTGCGCCGAGCTGCTGGTGCCATTCGCTCGATCACCATCGAGCAGGCCCGCAAAAGCGAACACATCGTCGGCGACATGAGCGCATCCCGTTCGGCGATGGATCAGATCGAAGCCAAATCGGCAGACGGCCTACCCGCTGAGCTGCTGTTCAGCGTGATCCCCTACGAAGGCCTGCAGGCTCAGACCATCCAGTTGCGCGTTGCAGTCCTCACTGGGGGCGACCAGCCCGTGCTCCGGCTGCGTTGGATCGGCGAGGCTCAGCTGCGCGAAGACCTGGCGCAAGAATTCAAACAAGTCGTAGCAGAAGAAGTGGGCGAAGCAATAGACCTCACCATCGGCTACTTCACCTTGGCATAACCAGCCCGCGTAAGCCCGTCGCCGTCCTCTCACCACCGATCCGGCGACGGGCTCATCCACAAGGACACAGCACATGCACGCACAGCACTTCATCATTCTGGTCGGCCTAGCGGTCTGCTTTCTGCTCCTCACCGTCTTCATCCAGAGAGCAATCAAGCGGGCATTACGCAGGTCGTACTGGGCAGGAAAATCCGCGGGTATCGCCGACAGCAGCGCACGGATGGATGCATTGAATGCAGACATAGCAACGCTTGCACGCCGCCGCGAACGCGACCGCAAAGGGTTTCTGCACACTATCGAACTCAAAAACCTCACCATCAGGCATCTGGAGGAGCAGTTGAACTCGCGCAGCACCGGCTCGCTCACCAAAGCCGATCTCCAGGTTCTGTCAGACACAGCCATCGCGCTGGGGCTGGCCCATAAAACGTGGGTGCACGTCAAAGGCACAGAGCCATGGCGCACTCGGGCAACAAACCAACTCCAGGAGCTGAACGCCATAGTGCTCCGAATCCTTGGCGAGATTCGCGACAGCAACAAACCGACCGAAAGCCCGATTGTCGTGGAGGAGGCAGCATGACCTCACTCAATCGCCCACCATTCGATTTTAAAACCCAATACAGCCTGGGCTTCAACGCGCAAGACGACGAGATTGTTGTCGATTTCTTCTGCGGAGGTGGCGGCGCTGGTACCGGGCTGGAAATGGGTCTCGGCCGAAAGGTCAGCGTGGCCAAGAATCACAGCCCGGCAGCGATCAGCATGCACACCGTGAATCACCCGGGTGCGAAGCACTTCACGACTGATGTATTCGACGGCGATCCGGATACGGAATGCGGCGGAAAAGCCGTGGGCTGGTTCCACATGAGCCCGGATTGCACCCACCACAGCCAGGCCGCTGGCGGACAGCCACGCAAGCGCGAGATCCGCAATTTGTCTTGGATCGGTTTGAAGTGGGCAGGCAAGAAGCAACCCCGCGTCATCAGCTTGGAGAACGTGAAGCAGATCCTGCAATGGGGACCGCTGGTAGCCAAGCGTTGCAAATCAACCGGCCGGGTCGTGAAGCTGGGCGGCGGCATTGCAGCGCCAGGCGAGGTTGTGCCGGTCGACCAGCAGTTTCTGGTGCCAGACCCAGCGCGGCGTGGCCAGACGTGGGCAGTGTTCGTGGCCGAGCTGGAGCGCCTGGGCTATGCCGTAGAGTGGCGTGTGATCCGAGCGTGCGACTTCGGCGCGCCTACCAGCCGGGAACGTTTGTTCATGATTGCCCGGTGCGACGGCCAGGCAATCGTATGGCCAGAGCCGACACACGCCAAGCGTCCTACTAAAGGCCAGAAACCTTTGAAGACCGCCGCCGAGTGCATCGACTTTTCCGACCTCGGCAAAAGCATCTTCGAACGCAAGAAAGACCTGGCTCCAGCCACCCTGCGCCGAGTAGCGAAGGGCATGAAAAAGTTCGTCATCGACAATCCGACGCCCTTCATCGTACCGATTGCGAACTGGTCAGGCGAGACGGTGCAATCGGCCAACGAGCCGCTGCGCACGGTGACATCATATCCAAAAGGCGGCGCATTCTCGGTGGTCAGCCCGGTCATCGCACCAGCGACCCACCATGGGAGCGACCGTGTCAACGATCCGCTGGAGCCGTTGCCGACAATTACCTGTGCCAACCGTGGCGAGCTAACGCTGATCAGCCCCACCCTGATCCAGGCTGGTTACGGCGAGCGCGAAGGCCAACAGCCCCGCGTGCCGGGTATCGATCAGCCATTAGGGACGGTCGTTGCCGGTGGCGTTAAGCATGCGCTGACAAGTTCAATTCTGGTGGGTGCAGGCGGGCCAGTTTATGCAGGCAAGCCAGTAGCAACTGATCAGCCGGTCGGTGCTTTGATGACGAGGAATCACCGTGCGGTGGCCACTGCATTCATGGCTCAGATGAACGGCGGCTTCAACACGACGCACGCCAAGGGTGTCGACGAGCCGATGACAACGGTCACCAACACCGGAAGCCAGCAGCAACTGGTGGCCGCAAACCTGGTGCATCTACGCGGCAACTGTGATGCGCGGGACGTGAACGATCCTCTATACACCATCAGCGCCGGCGGCCAGCACCACGGCTTGGTCACTGCGTTCATGGAGCGGCAGTTCGGGGCCAGCGTCGGCCAGCCGCTTGACGAGCCTGCGCCTACCGTCACGGCCGGAGGCGGAGGTAAAAGCTCTGTCGTATCGCTCAGACTCTCCCCAGAGCATCAGGAAGGCGCACTGCGCGTAGCCGCGTTCCTGATCAGCTATTACGGAACCGAGAACGTCAGCAGCGCGGGCGAACCAGCGCCCACGATCACGACCAAGGATCGCTTGGCGCTGGTCACCGTGATGGTCAAGGGTACGCCCTACGTGATCGTAGACATCTGCCTTCGAATGCTCAAACCGCCCGAGCTGTACAAGGCCCAAGGCTTTCCGGCCGACTACGTCATCACCCACGGCGCCGACGGCAAGCCATTTACCAAGACCCAGCAGGTGCATATGTGCGGCAACAGCGTCAGCCCTCCGCCGATGGCCGCACTGGCCAAAGCAAACGACCCATGGCGGCAGATCGAACTCTGCAGGGAGGCAGCATGAGCCGCACCGGAGCGCGTGACAGAGCGCGCAAACAGCTCACCGAAACTTTGGCGCTCATGAGTGACTCCGTGGCTCTTCTTGCCAAGTCGCGCTCGCTAATCGAGCACATCGATACACCGGACGCAGTTCAGTATCTTGCAGATCTGGAGGCTTTTTGTTCCCGCCCGTTTCCAGCACAGGTCGACCAGCACCCAGATAACCAAGCTGTTGATGCGTTCGCTGCCGCTATGAAAACCAAGCTTGCCGAGGCTCGCGCTAAAGGCCGTCATGGTTGGAGTGAGTCGTGGGTACAGGACAAGCAACTGGCCGAACTGATGGTTGGGCACATTCCCAAGGGCAATGCTGGCAATTTTGAGGACATCGCGAACTTCGCCATGATGCTGCAGCAACGGGGCGCACATCCAATGGAACTGACATTGGCTTTCAAAAAAGTGTATCAGCAGGCCGAACCGGTCGCCTGGGATGTTCTCTCAAGTCGTGGAAGCTGGTGCAAAACCGTGAGAGGGCGTGAAACCGCCAAGGCTGCAGAACAGCGCGGCTTCACAATAGAGCCGCTCTACCGTTCCGCACAGCCCCACAGCGTAATTGCTGACGGGCAGATGGAGAAATATGTATGAGTAACCTAAGCACAGATCCTGAGAGTGCGGACTTGCTGCTGACTCTCCGAGCCTTGGTGACTGAGTTGAGAGCAGCTAGGGTTTCAATTGATGACGAGTTGTGGACCTTCGATGACATCGCTCAGTACATGAAGCTTTCTCAATACACGGTAGAGAGGCGTGTTGTCGTCCAACCTGGGTTTCCCGATGCACTCCAACCATGTGCCTCCGGCAAAGGCACCAAAGCAGTCAAGCGTTGGTTTGCAGGTGAGGTGATCAAGTGGGCACGACAGAACCGTGCCAAACTTCCAGTTGCACGCGGCACTCGACGCGCAGCGTGATCAACTGGGTAGCCGCACTGACTTGACCTCCCTTTGAAGCGTTCTCGTACCGCAAGTTTCCTAGGTCGGCACTATATGGAAATGGATAGAGGCGCTCCAAAGGTTTCTAAACATGTAATAGAATTATGGTTTTTTAAGGCTGCTGATCACCTTGGCTATCGAGTCGACAGCGTCGTAAACACTGGGAGGGGTATTAAGGTCTGCAGAAAGTTCGCTGAACACAAGATTTTCAAATTTGGCCAAAGTTGTTCTATCCATATCTTTAGCGCTATTCGCATACTCGTTTACGAACGCGCACATTTCATGCCGTAAATAAAGTTGCAGCATATGATTCTTGGCGATTATCCATTGCCCGTATACTATTCGAAAGTAGTACAGCAACAGTGCTTCTAGCGCTATGGAAAAGGTAAAAATGGAGATTGAGGAGATCGTGATCGTTACTTTTTCGTCAAGAAAGTTTTGAATGAAGCTTGTCGTTCCTAAAAACAAAAACAGAATGGGAACAAACAAAGTAGCCAGCGCAATCCAAGTCAGATTTTTGCGTAGGCCGTCACGTTCAGTACGTTTTTCTTTAAGCATTTTATCAAATGCGTTGCCAAGTCCGAGATAGTTTGTCGCGTCAATTACCCCTTGATAACGATCTTCACTTTCTTTAACTCGCACGCCCCACTGGCTGAGAGATATTTCCCACTCTTCAACCTTTTGAAAAATAGCATGAATACGATTTAGCCTATCGGTCTGCGGATGGAGAATCGCAGTAATCGGTATCCCAAATCGAATTTGATCAACCTTCTTATAGTCTATTTCTTTAAACTCCGGAAACAAGTAAAAAAGAACCATATCACTACTATTGTAGTCAGACGAGCCTCCGTAACTAAGCTCCCTTAAATATTTCGCCGAAAGAAAGTGACCCTCTTCTAAATTTTCAATACTGAACGGCACATAACTGAATGCATGTTCAATTTTCCTACGGTGATCACCAAAAAAATCTGAACCATCAGCCGTTCGAGATACATCTCCTTCTTTATTCAAAAACCAAATCATTTGATCAGCCAATTTAGATAAATAATCAAACCTGGCACTCCCCTCAAATGATCCAGATAGAGCCCTGATACTCGCCAAGCAATTATCGCGAAACCCCGTACTAAAATACATACTTACTCCTTATGATAAACTTTAAACAACATCAAAAGCTCGACGCGCAAAATACTGCCGCTAATGAACAAGGGGGAATTATAAGCTGAGTGCAATCGCCGCGTTGATATTTCTAAAAATACTTTGTGCCCTAAGCACCCGATCGGCAGCAGACAGTGGTACGTGATGTGATTGCTTCCTGCACCTCCGACCCGTAGATTTTCAGGACACATCCGGATCAGGCATACACATACGCTCGCCTTCTGGAACATACGTTCAGTAGCACAACCCACCCCGGCAGCAGAGACAATTGTGCTGCTGATCGCATATCCGACACGCGCTAGACGACTGCGCTTCGATCGCAGCGGGAGAGTAATGTAGATGCTTGCTAAAATGAAATGCAGGTTGGTGATCCATCAAAATGCAATGTCGTTGTCAGTCGAGCCGCGCAGCCATCTCGGTAGCAGTAGCGTTGTAATAGACCATCAACGAGCGCGGATCCTTATGCCCAGTGATCCGAGCTAGATCCAGCACATCGACTTTACGTGCAAGCCGGGTTGTCGCTTCATGTCGGGTATCATGGAAATGAAGATCCACAATATGTAACTCGTCTCTGATTTTTCGAAACATAGCATCAGCAGACGCAGAGCTGAGTCTGAACACATGGCTATCGCCTGATCGCTCGCCCACAAGCACTTCCAACAACTCGCCTGCTCGCCGCGTCAACGGTACGTTGCGGCTTTCCCCATTTTTGGTCATTTCCAATCGGACGTACCTGTCCTTTATAAGGACGTCTTTGACCTTCAGGCCAAGAATCTCACCCTGTCTCATTGCTGTTTCAAGTGCCAGCAAAAATGCATAGGCCAGCTCCTGCTGCAGAGTAACTGGCGCAACACCTTCGATGAACCCTAAACGGGTGGTGAGGGCGCTCACCTCAGACAAAGATACGCGACGATCTCTCGGCCTGCCATTACTTGGGCGTTTAACTTCGCGCACAGGATTGATCGTGCAGCACTTCCATTCTCGCTTAGCAATCTCAAAAACGGACGACAATAAAGTCATATCGCGTCGGACTGAGGGACTAGACACCTTTTTCAGCCTGAGATCACGCCACTCAGCGATCTGGTCAGCAGTGATGTTACCGATCAGCTCACCCACGAACGTCATCTCGTTGTCCATCTTATCCAGGCGCAGTTCTTCCCAACGCTGACCGGCCTTTGTAGTCGACACATCGCGCTTGTATCGTCTCAACGCGTCCGATAACGTCAT